AAAAAAGAATAGTATGTGTGTGTAAGTATGAATAAAAAAGAAAAAAGAAAATAGTATGTGTGTGTAAGTATGAATAAAAAAGAAAAAAGAAAATAGTATGTGTGCGTAAGTATGAATAAAAAAGAAAAAAGAAAATAGTATGTGTGTGTAAGTATGAATAAAAAAGAAAAAAGAAAATTATAAAATAGGGATACCCCTCTGAGAGCCCATATTATGGGAGGTTTAGTATCATTAGATACGTAGAATTAAATAGGATGATGGCATCTCTCGATGGTATCGGGTCGATGGTATAGTAGTGGATAATAATTGTTGGATAGAAAGAGAGGAGAGGACAGGAGTGCTCTAACGACTGATCGTAAGATACAGAGAGAGGAAAGAAGAGGGGGCTATGGGGGGAATGAGAGGGGAACATCGGGGGGAAAACACACCAAAGATAATTGTGGTATTTTTTGATTCCTCTGTGTGGTACCTTCGGGGGTAGCTTATAGCTATCCTCGGTTACCCACCTCGGGGGGTTAAACACATAGTAACCATAAAGATAGCTCAATAGTATCTGCGTGTGGGTACCTCCCGGGGTAACCTCGGGGGTTAAACACATCGTAGACACACAAGTATACCTTTAGTGTGGGGGGAGGTAGGTAGTAGTATTACTACCTCCCCCTCTTAAGTGGTATCTATTATACTAAACTATAATACTAGATATTAAATTAAGTACTCTTAACAGAGGGTACCTTTAATATTACTATTATAATAGGAAACTACTAACTACCTAACTAAGTAGGAATAGTAATTATTCCCCCTGCCCTATTAAGGGCAAGCAAAACAATACAACATTTCTTACAATTTTTCACCCCTCTTGAGATACCAAATAATGGTACATCTCTAAGGGTTTTACTATAAAATTCTCGCATTTTTTGAGGGGTATCTTGAATTACCTATAAATTTTAGCTGTACTACCACATAATTTAGTGTTGTGCCTTCTACCGGATTTATTGTAAATAGTAGCATTCAACCATTCCTCAAATTCCTTTTCCTTCATATCCTGAAGTCTCTTCTCAGCATCTACTATTACATCATTACTTACATAACTACAAGCAATAGCTAAAGCATCAAGCCTATCATCATGTGGGATACTACCCTTATCATATGTAATATGTGTCATTTGGTAGAACAGACTATATACCAACCTCTCGGAAGGTATCTCTTGTACCCACCTGGCTTCTTCCTGTATCTTGTCTTCATTGACTACCAACTGATGGTTCCCTATAAGAGGAGCTAAGGTATCAATAATCCTTTTCTCCTTCTGTCCTCTAACATTAAAATCATCTATAATAGTACAAGGATAGATAGGTATCAGTATCTTCCTAAAGAGTTCAGTAAACATTCCACTACCAAAGTTCTTCTCCGGGACTATCTCATTGACCTTATACTCTGCAGCCTTCTGTGCCAACATCAAGAGAGCCTCATCTGAGAATCCCTTCTTGGTCCCTCCCCAGTCAAGTAAGAAGACATTTCCACTTAACACACCTATAATGGCATATGCTGTTTCATCCTCTCCACTTCCACTTGGGTCTACACTCATAACTATCCTGTCATAAGGTAAATACTCTTCTGATACCCTTCTAGGTTTATGAAAGACATCTCCAGTAAACCCAAAGTTCATTAAATCTTTAAGTGCATATTCCCTATTACCTGTATATGTAATAACAGCTGGTCCTTCCTTACCATCCAATCCAAGGACAATCAGATCTTTCTGCTTAAGGGGATACCTCTCGGCATCACTTAGAGTAGTATCCAACATATACTGTAGCTTATAACCTACAGGTCCCATACCAGCTTTTCTCTCTAAGAGAACCTCTTTAGGGAATCGTACAGGATCTGTAGGAGTACCCGCAGGTCCTTGCATCAGTATCCAATCATCAAGTTTCCCTTCATATACCTCCTCACTATCGGGTACCTCAGCAGGTAGAATAATAGTTCTATACTCTAACTTATTATATATACTCTCCAAACTTTGAGGAGTACCAAGATAGATAATACTGGAGGGTATATCAGGTATCAGCAATGCTTCAAACTCTTGTGTTCTCTGTATCAGCTTCTCCCTCATCAACTCAGTCATTGAGTTACTAGGTACTTCTACATCGTCTGCTATAACAAGAGAGGCCCTCTTACCTGTAATCTGAGAGGTAACACCAAGAGCAGACACACTGGGAGCAATAGCAGGTTTACATCCAGCTACATCAAAGCTTAATACACTATCTCTACTATCAGCTGTAGGCTTAAGATGTTCCAACAAAGGTACATTCTCAAAGAGACTCCTTACAAAGGTAGCTATCTCTACAGATTTTGGGCCACTAGCCGAAACAATTAATATTTTTTCTTCTATGTTTCTAATAAGTCTCCAAGTAGTATAAATAGCTGCTATCCAACTTTTACCTGTACCTCTTGCTGCCTCTAATATAAGTCTGTCTGGATTTTCTCCAAGTATTTGTGATATTCTAATTTGAAGAGGTGTTGGTTCTGGTAAACCTATATAATGATATACATATCCTAAATACTCTGTAAAATTATTAATAAGTACACTTAAATACTCTTCATTTAACTCTCTCATATTACCTCCAATTCATATATAGTGTTTAATGGCCCTCTAAGGGGTCTAGAATCCATTTTAAGCCTTTAGGGGTACCTAGGGTATACCTAGGCACTAAAAGGGCTCAGAATGGCTCCTAGAGCTATTTTTTCTTAAACCATTCATTACAGGGAACTACCACCTTTACTTTATACCATTTACCTGTTTCTTTATCACTTTTAGGAAAGAAGGTATAAATATAATGTTTACTATCACATGTATTATTATTAGTATAATACTGCCATTGAGCATCTCCTGTGGCTAGTCCAGTTAGAGCTGTACCACCTACAATCATAAAGGCAAGTACTGCTACTTGTCCTATTACTGCTTTTCTCATCTCTTATCCTCTATTAATATTTTGGTGATCTCCATCACCTTCTTATTTAGATCAGTAATACTCTCCTGATACTGATCAAGCCTCGAATCTATCTCCCCAAACTTGGAGCCAGCATACCAGATGGTACCAATCAGAGAAATAGTGATACTGAGAACAATACTCATAGCCCCCAGCTTGATTTCCATCTTAGCCTGCTCACTCATTGGGAAGCTCCGAGATAATGATTGTAGATATATTGAATTTCTTCCTCAGTTAAAACCCTGTTATAAATAGTAAACTCATCAATATATCCATCAAATTTAATGTCATTCGCATTAGTTGCTCCCAAATAAAATCTATCGAGATGAGTTCTTGAAGAACTAGCTGTTCTATTTCCTATATATACCCCATCTACATAAGCATCCATTCTAAGAGCACCACTACCCAAATCGACTAATACAATACTTATCATTCTAAAATTAGCTTGAAAAGATGCAGTAGTATCCAATGTTAGCCAATCTCCAGAGTTATCAACATCAACTATAATATAATCATCCTCAACTCTTACTCTTATTCCCCACTCATCACCACCTTCTTTATAAGCATAAAGTACTGCATCTGTACCTGAAGGAGGATCAGGAGGGGAGTCACCTACTTTCATAAAGAAATTAATTGTGCCGTTTTTATATGGAACTGTACCAACAGGGGGATCATAAAATAATCTATGAGATTCATCATCAACAAATTCAATACTCTCACCACTTACACCAGGAGCATAAAGAGGCGTAGAAGCTAAAGAATCCCAAGTTCCTTCACCACAGAAATTATCTAATGTATTATCAAAATTCCAATAATACAGTAAACTTCCATCATTGAATGGGTCACACTCATTCCAGGGAGGAACAGTAGGCCATACCTTCTCAGTTCCTTGATAGAGAGCATCCACCTGAGTGGAACCAAGGAGGAAATTGTCGGGTTCTACACTGCCAAGCTTCATCATGGACAGCTCCCCGGATTGACCCACGTAGCTCCATCCGTATCAGCAAGATCGGCCTGAGCTGTTGCATCGGGTTGAACCAATGATGTACAGTTCAGGAACATATCTGTTCTGTTGGTAGCGTTGGTGGTATCCAGATGGTTGATACAGGTCAGCCCCTCTCTGTTTTTGAACATGTTCGCCATAGAGTCGGCGGGTTTTGCTTCATTGAAATTGCCGGGAAGCAGTATGGCGGTGACCGACGTATCGGGAGTGTTGATGTTGAAAGAAGTGCCCCAGTTCGTATCCGATAATGTAGAAGCCGCCGAGAGGTCGATGGTCCCCAGCACTCGACCATCATTGAACATTTCAGTTGCCCTGGAAATCGTGACATCCTTGCCCTCAAGACCGGTAATGACACATCCCCCTGTCGCAGCGTCTCTTCCCATACTTGAGAAAGCACGGTAGAAATCAACTTCCCCGGAGAAAGCCACATTGGTGAGATCGAGCTCTTCGAGCCTGTTTGCAATGTAAAATGCGCTTTCCATATTCGTCACGGTACAACTGCCCGTAAACACAATCCTGGTGACATAATTCATTGATTTTGCAAAATCAGCCAATGATGTAATAGTGGAGCAACTGATTACATCGACTTCCGTCACATCATCATTTGCCATAGGCTGAACTTCAGCTTCTGAGAAATAGACTCTTGTCACAGGATCGTCACTCCAGACGGTATAAGTTCCATCCCCATTGTCATCGATGGTCAATGTTCCACCAGTTGCTGCAACACCTGGCATAGAAGCAGAGGTAACCAGCATCTCGAAGATATGTCCTGTACTCTCTTCTGTCCTTGTATGGGTGAACTGCTCCGTCAGGCTGTCCGTAGAGTTATCATCACTGACTTCACAGGTGAGATTGAAGGTCGTATCGCTGTCCCCTTCCGTCTGCACCGTGACTGTTGATGTCCCCTGTCCATCGGTGATGGTTCCTGTATCTACACTCCAGGTATAGGTAACGGAACCAGTCTCGTTGGAAACAGTGGCGGTATGCACCGATTCGGCTATACAGGTATCCCCGGCAGGATACTCACAGGACCCTGCCGTATCCTCGGTGATATCGTCAATCACAATAGGCTCATCGACAGGAACCCCTGTAATGTTCTCGGTGATCTCCTGTACCTCGTCTGTAGTAAGCACCCGATCGACAATGAGAAGTTTCTTGAGTTTGAACTTGCTGAACTGTGTTCTGGAACCAACCCAGATACATCCCAGCCTGAAATCAAGGGCAGATGAAGCGGTGGCCTCTCCATTATCATCTACAGAACCAAGGAAGAGCCCATCGAGATAGAGACTGAGACCACATGTAGCGACGACTCCTTCGGTAGCGACCGAGCCCTCCTCGATAGTCCCCGCATTCTCACTACCGGCAGACCATCTGATCTTGTCGACATTCCATCCACTCTGAAGGGTATAGTGCCCATTGGTTCCGGTGAGATAGTGTGAGTAGAAAGCATCGAGTGCAGCGTTGTTCTGTTGCACCTCGTGAAACTCCATAATGACACTCAGGTCTCTCATATCGATTCCATCCGGCAGACGGCTTTTGATAGCCCCGGAGCCTCCAAAGACGAATCCGGCATTATGGCCGTTCCATGAAGGGGAACCAGCGTCGATAGTCATATTGGGCATCGTCCCATCCAGATTGACAAGGAAATCTGAGGTGGAACCAATACCAAGCCAGGTAGCGTCCCATACACCGAGAATATTCGAGGGATCGAGTGTACCTATCTTATACCAGTCAGGCATAGGAATCTGAGCAGTATCTATACAGGCGACTCCATCGAAGGTAATCACCGCCGAAGCATCATCATCGGCCCCTATATCGATAGCCGTGATCTCGTATCCTACGCTGATATCCGCCTCATATGTCCCAGGGGCATCGAATGTCAGGGGAGTGTACCAGTTGCCCAAATCATCCCTGACCGAGTATTTGCCCTTCCCGGTAATGGATGTGACGACAACACCGATATGGTAATCCCCCGGAGGAATCGGGAACTTGTCCAGCTGGGTAATGGAGGAGAACCGGTCCGTAGCGGTCAATGTGATCGTTCCATCTCCATTGTCGGCAATGGTCCCACCGAAATTAGGATCGAGTTCCCAAAATTCCGTCCCACAGTCAAAGTTACGGTTATCGAATATCTCTCCCTGTGGACGTGGACAGAAGATACCAGCTGCTTCCCCCCTGCTAAATCCAAAATTAAATCCAAAATTCATTTAGTTGCCCCCTATTTTTTACAAGACTTGGGCTTCTTCCTTGGTCCAGGTGAGCTGCCATCTCTAGGTCTTTTTCTTTTTGTTGCCATTTGACTTTCCTTTATATCCATTTGCGTATGCAGCTCTACCTTGAGCACTTGCCTTAGACTTTGCTCCTTTACCACAATACTTCTTACCAGAGTTGCCCCATTTATAACAACCCCCTCCTACACTCTTGACTGGCATTGTATCTCCTTAACTAAGTATTACACTACCTGTAGTAGTTAGTGTTCCAGCATTTCCAGGCAACTTAAAGTCAAATCCTGCACTCAATCCTGAGATAACAATACTACCACCATCTGATGTTTCAATAGTAACATTTGTATCTTCATTACAATGGACTAGTCCAATATGCTGATCATCAATAACTGTACCATTCTGTACTCCTACCAAAGTATAATCATGGATAGGAAATACTTGAGGTTCTTGGTTAAAACTTCTCATTTGTATCCTTTTTAATTAGGTGTATTTCATAATAGGCCATTGCTGGGCCTCTAAGGGGTCTAGAATCCATTTTAACCTCTTAGGTATACCTAGGGTACCCCCAAGGGTTAAACACGCTTAAAATCGCTCTGAGCACACATTAAGAGTAAACAACATCCATTGTAATTTGAAGTGTATTTTTATGGTTATCTTTAATCATATCTACTACACTGCTTGCTGTTCCTTTATAGGCAGTATCAGTACCATCCCATACAAGAGACACGCTTGCAGGAAGACCACAAGGATCTGGATTCTCAAATGTCAAATCAATCTGATCAACATTAGAAGCAAGCTTCTGGTCTCCTACATATCCAAATTCAAGTGTTACATCTTCTGTTCCACTTCCATATAGACTCCAAATGCCGGAATATAGATGGTCATTCTTGTATTGTTCATCTACATCTGCACCTGCAAGACTACCAAACTTATAGGCTGCTACTACATTCTGCTTATACCCATATTGTCCATCATATGGAGTATCTCCTTGTCCAACATACAGAGTAAGCTTAAATGTCTCTGTAGGATTAGCTTCAATTTGTTTAGCCATTATACATCCCTTTCTCTTTCAATAATAAGACTACCATTCTTAATAGTCAGTGTATCTCCACTATTCTCTTTACTTACCTGTACCAACAGATGGGCAGGTGAATCAGTAGGGAAGACCAATACAGAGGCAAAACTTGCATGTCTTACATCTGTTCTATCCTTAGGTTCCTCCCAAGACTCAATCCAGGTAGTTCCTCCATCAAGTGAATATCTAAGTCCAGCACTTGAAGTTGTACTATCTAGAGTCCAGGCTACAGAGATAGTATACTTATACACTCCACTAATAAGATTAGCTACATCTACTTCCATCAGTTGTTGCCAATCAGGGGCTGTACTTGTAATAGTTACATCATTTACTGTATCATACTCAAAGACTGCCTCTACAGGAGATACAGATTCAAGTGCATTAATTCTATCTTCATGGTCTATTACTGTAGTTTCAAGAGTAGAGATTCTACTACTATGATCTCCTACAGTAGTATCCAACTGTTGTGTTAGTACATCTAACCTATCTACTTCTACAATTACATTTCTATTAAAGGTATTAATCTTACCCCTGACAGACTGTAGTTGTTCTCCATTCTGTATATCACTCCAATTTACTGCAAGGATTGTACTCATGCTACTGCACCTTCTTCTTTCTTAACCAACTCTTGTAGTTTCATCGAGAGGTTCTGCATAGGTGAACTTTCTGTTACATCCGCAGTGATATCGTTTACTTTTAGAAATGTATTGATAGCTGCAAGAGTCCCTCCAGAGAGCTCCTCTCCAGAGTCCAATACATCTGTAAAGTAATCAGCCAACTTATCGTGTAGTTTATTAAGTTTACTTACACTTGCTTTTTTACTCATAGTAACTCCTTGAGTTTAATAGTATTTCATAATAGGTGTTTAAAAGGCCTCTAAGGGGTCTAGAATCCATTTTAACCTCTTAGGTATACCTGGGGTACCCTCGGGGGTTAAATACGTTTAAATCGCTTCCTACAACACATTTTTATCTAACTGGTCAATCATCTCAGTTATAACTTCAGAGATAATAGGTACATTCTGATAAGGGATAAATGTCTTCATCCAGTTCATTTCTCTTGTACCAATATCTCCACTAAGAATATTAGGGAATCTTTTAATCATACCTTCAGCATATCCAGCTGATGGACCACCAAAGACTTCTGCAGCTGTAGCCTTTCCATATCTCTGTGTTAGTGCCTGACCTGTAGTCATAGCAGAGATATATTCAGCAAGGTTACCAAACATACCTAATTGACCAACATACATAAAAGATGCCTTAATATTGTGCATCATCTGTGTGTCATCTTTAGTGAAGTCATATGATGTTTCATATTCTTGTTTGATACCTGCTTGTACCTGGGCTCTTTCATACAGATAGTTCAACATAAACTTCGTCATAAAAGCAGATACAGCCCCTCCAAGGTATCTTGCCTGTTCTTCAGCAATACCCCTCTTAAGAAGTGTTGTATGAGCAATCATAGGGAATCTCATAAATTGGGTAAATATTCTACCTGCCCATCCCATTCCCTTCATTGAATCAGGTAAATGGATAGAGTCACCTTGTACTACTATCTCTCTAATTGCTCTTGAAGTTGCAGTTTGAAAGAGATCAAGTGTATTACTATTCCAATTCTGTAGATTTAGTCTACCCTCAGATAGATCAACATTTCTTTGTATCTCTTTAGCTATCTTCTTCGCTGTACTGTGGTCTAACCCCCATCTTGCCAATCTGGTTGCTTCTGTCCTGGAAAGAGTAGATTTACCTGCAATGGTTTCAATCTCTCTCCATACAGCAGTACCAGCAACTCTTTCCATAAAGGCTTGGAAGAATCTCATACCATTATACTTCTGGAGATTACTACTCATACCAGCCAATGTATGTTCAATTCTACCAGAGTATCCAAGAGTTTCAATATCAGTAAACTTATTTACTGTATTGGCCCATGTAGCTTCTTCCATTACATTCAACCTAAGAAGAAACTGGGAGACTTCATCTCCCTGTCTTCCTTTGAAGAGCATCCTGAAGGTATCAGAGAAGCTTTTTAATACTCCTTTATTAAGTGAATTTCTTAGTCCTGCCGCTACAGCAACACTAGCCATCTCAACAAGAGTAGTTAATCCAAACTTTCCCCCTTTAGTGGTAGAGTTAAAGGCTGTAACATTATTAGCCCAACTATGACTTCCATCTACCTGATTAAGTCTACGATCACCTACAAGGTCTCTTACCAGTCCTTCAAAGGCTTGTATCTCCCTTTCTGATACTACACCCTCTTCAGCCAATTTGAGTTGTACATCATCTACCCAAGCTTGGAAGTCCTCTGCATTTTTAAGACCAAATCTTTCATACAAGGCAGTTCTTCCAGAGTTTCTATAAGAATATTTACCTGCTACCTCACTTAAGTTTGTCTGTATGAGATCACCTAGTTCTCTCTCATCAAGGAATAGCTTACGTGCTAAAAGGGTCTTCTCCCAAGGAAGTGTCTTACCTGCCAAATAGGAGTTGTTCATCTCAATAGCATTAATACCCTTAGCTGTAAACTCTGTAGCCAAATCTGTAGCATGTTTAAGGAGAACTTCTGGAGACATACCTGCTTGAGCTGGATGGGCAGCTAAGGCTTTATATAATCTTTGAATTAATTCTTCTTTTGTGATCTTACCTTGAGCCATCATCTCAAAGTTCCAAAGACGGGGTCTATATATTTTAGATAGTACTATATTAGCAAAAGCATCCATACCAAGTTTCTTTCCATATTCCCCCCAACCTTCAAAGTACTTTCTATACTCTTCAGCTGCTTGTATATGGTGTTTAGAACCTTTAAATTCTACTTTATGTTTTTTATACAATTCCTCCAACTCTTTTTGTATACGCTCAAGTCTCTCTAATCTTTGTTTCTCTTTGAGTTCAGCCAGAGCTGTCTTCATTTCTTGTTTCTTGTATCTTTTCTTGAGATACAGCCCAGAATGTTCAGCTGAAATATCCTCTGGAGTGGCAGGTCTTCGTGTTTTACCTTCTCTTACCCACCATTCTTGTGTACTAAACTCTTGTCTTAAAGCTGCTAACTCTTCTTTATGCTTAAGTTTAAGATTAGATTCAATATTCTCTTTGAGAAATGACCATTCTTCCCATACTCGAATTTCCTGCTCATTTGCAGCTTCTGTATAAATCCGAGATACTTCTTTAAGGAAGTCTTCTGAACTAACCCTATCTCCTGTAGTTTGGATATAATCTTTATATACATCACTTACTGCTTGATTTGTAGCAGTAAACTTTCCTCTATTTAGATGAATAATATCTTCTACAGTTTTAGTAATAGGTATAGGTGTACCATCTGCTGTCTTAGCTGCTGTCACAGGACTAGCCAAGTTAATAGTAAGACTTCTTAATTCATCTGATTCAGACCTCATAAGAATAGTTACATCTGACTCCAGGAATTTCTCAGAAAAGCGTTTAACACCAGGGACCATATTAAGGAACTTACCAAAGATAGTCTCCTCTTGTTTCTGAGGGACAAGCTTAGGAATACCTGTGAGAGTATTCTCGAGGTTAGGTGCTGTATTGAATTCCATCATTGGGGCAGTATCCATAAGACTATCTGCATATTCACTTGCATGTGGTCCAGCAAGAGGGCCAAGAATACCTTGGAGTGTTCCACCAAAGAGTGCTCCAGCTACTCCAGCATTTACATACTCAGGATCTACCCCTTGGACATCTTTAAGTCCTTCAAGTACTACTCCATAAGAAGCCCCTACAGCTGCTCCTTCAGCTATATGCCGAGTTAAGTTAATAAGTTTACTGGCTGAATTAAGTCTTGCTGCTACACCCCCAACAGGAATATAAGTAAGAGGGTCAACTAAGGCTGCTCCTAATCCATATACTGTTTGTACATAAAAAGGGTCATTAGCTATTCTCTCTTGAGCTTCTTCAGATACCTCTCTTCGTTGTACAATAAGTTTTGCATGTTCAAGGTTATCTGCTTGAGCTATCCTTGCTTTTGTCTCAGCATCTGCTTGTTCCCAAAGAGCAATAAACTCAGGATCATCAGCATTGATAGTAATACTGGCATCTTCCCCACCGTATCTCCTAAGCTCGGGGTTAAGCATCTGGAGACCTACAGAAGATACTTCTGTTATGTAGTCTCTAAAGGTTGACTCTTCTTGGGTTTGAGCAGCTGTACTGGCAGCATTAATACTATCCCAACTCGCTTGAGTCAGTCTAAAGTTCTCTGCTTGTATCCACTGAGGATTAATACGGTTAAGTTGTGCCATATGTATTACTCCTCTATAGTAGTATTAGTTTCGTTACTATCATTATACATATTAGTAACTGCATCAATAAGTTTATCAATATTATCTTTAATAATAGAATTTTTATATTGTGCTTGCATAAGTTGTTGTACTTCTGTTGAGTTCATTTCAGGTGTAGGTACAGTACTCTCTGTAGAGAACATCTGTCTAAATCCAGAGAGTTCATCAAGAATTTCCATCTGTCTGTCAATTTTAGCTTCTTCACTTTCTGCTTTCCTCAAAGTTACCTCCTTGCTTGTTGATCAAATAAATCTTTTAGTGTGTATCTACCTTGTGTTCTTCGATTGAATATAGGTTCATCTATATTGAACAACTCTTTCTTTACAAGCCGTTCTGCCTCTTCTCCTTCACCTTTAGTCTTACTTGCAAATTCTGCATGATGGAAGATTCTAGAAGGTTTAATATTAAATGCCTTTACAAGATATCCACTTGTTACAACAACATTTCTTTTTTGAGCCTCTGTAAGTTTCTCCCATCCTGTTTTCTTATTATACTTACCAACAATCTCAATACCTATTGTACCTCTACTGAAGGATTGAGCATGTTGATGGTATTGATCAATATTATTCAATACAGTAATAGTACCATCATAGTCTACAGAAATAGGAGTAAAGTATGCTGGACCTCTTTTATTTCCATCTCTTCGTCCTTCAATTAGAAAGGACCTCATAGCGGGGTTATACCCAGATTCAGTTTGATGGAGTACCAATCCTTTAATATCAAGTTTTCTATTTCTTGTATATTCTGGGACTACACCATACTTTACTTTAATACCTGACTTTGTAAGGTAATTAACAAAGTTTGCTGTAGCTGGGCTCATATCAGACCAACCAGCAGTATGGCCTTTAGCTCTACCAGCAGGGGTAGTCATAAACTCTACCTGTCCCGGCTTACCTGATGGTGTTACCTGAGGAGTAGTAAGTTTAGGCTTACTTACTTCAGAGAGAAGATTCCCTGCTGCATCAAAGATTTGAGATACAGTAGACACAGGAGTATCTATCTGTGTTGCTACAGCTCCAGTATCCATATTAAAGGAATAAGCTGTAGCATCTCTCAAAGGATTGACTGTAAGCTGTCCTGAATCTGCTGCCTTACCCATTGTATTTGCAAGACTCATCAACATATCTGTATATGAAGAATCAGGAGACTTAAAGGCTACTTTATTAGTAACTCCTATTTGTGAGGTAGGAACATTTACTACATCTTCTGCATACTCAAGAGTTATATCTTCAGCTACATCTATTGTATCTCCTACTTGTTTTATCTCTTCAAGTGGATTACTCTTTGTATTATTTACCATGCTTGTCCTCCTCCACTTGATTCATCAGCAGTAGGTGCATACCTACCTCTTATTTCTTGTAGTTTACCTAATACTTCATCTATTTTTTTACTCGCACTTTCTTCTGTAGGAGTTCTTCTATAAAGAGGATTCTTGGGAGGTGTTTGTATAATTGCTCCAAAAGTCATACCATAATCAATATATGCAGAGATTGCCTCCCAACCTACAGCCGCATATTCAGCATTTGTAAGTAGATTACTAATACCTACATCAACAGTATCAGCTACCTCTCTGAGTACTCCTTTAGGTCTAACTACAGCATATTCTCTGATTGTATCATCTGATAGACCATCAAGATTTACCAAATCGAGGAAAGACCCCGTCTTATCATATAACTTAACATTATTATTACCTACATATACAGCACTACTAATATTCTCCATATTATAAGAATCAGAGAGATAATTAACAAATGCTTGTTTACCCAAGTCTCCATGTGTTGTAAAGATGAGAGGTGTACCATTTACTTTATTAAACTTAATGGTTGTATCACTATAGGGATCATGTACCTCTTCAAGCATACCATTATAGAATTTAAGGACATTACTAAACATATCCTCTGCTGTTGAAGCATCTGGAGCTACCTTTACAATATACTGAAACATTGCATTAGCTCTAGCTCTTAGATCACCCGTCAAGTTTTGAAACTCAGGTGCCTCCCTAATCTTCATCAACTCTTCTCTAACTGCTCCCTGTCCATCATAAGGGATACCTACTCTTCCTTCAGCCTCAGCCAGGGCAGTCTTTGCTTTACCAACATCTCCATTAGTTACATTCTTAACAAGATAGTCCAATACCATAATATCAGACAATGTTTTTTCACCAAAGAGTGCCTTGGCTGCTACAGCTCCATCAGGTTGAGCAATTACATTATTTACTGTAGCTACAAACTGTTCTACTTCGAGAGGATCGGATAGACCATTCCAAAGAGACTTAAATGCTGTCTTAGCTTTAGATAGGTAAGGAGCTTGCATATTTGCTACTTTGACTACAGAAGCAAACTCCCCTCTTTCAAGATGTCCTTCAATAGTATTGGCAATCAAATTTTCAGCAAAAGGTCTTTCTTTATCTGTAAATACACGAGACTCTTCACTAAAGTCCATATTCTCTACATTAAGTGTCTTCTCTCTAAGTTCAACCCACTCTTTATCAATATTGGCCAAATGTTTTTGCATCTGGGAAGTATCCCCATAATATGCCTCTCTTACCAAGGCTTGAAGTTGGGGGTTCTCAATAGGTCGTACCATTCCTCCTAAATCAGAGAAGGCATAAGCTGTTTTAATCTTCCCTTGTATCTCTTGGAGGGTAGTCTGAGCAATATCAGCAATAGCTTTTCTCTGTTGTGTTACAGTAGAGTTTAGTTGTGAAGTATAATGAGTAAGTTGTTTCTGTACTGCACTATTCTTAGAGTTTAGAAAGTAGGGGTTCTCAAAAGGTTTAGCATTTTCTTTAATCTGATTGAGGATCTCTGTAACTTGATCCTGTGTCTTAGCCTCAAGGATTTGCTGAGAAGCTTCATCATATAAGCCTACAACAAGAGCATCTCTGATACTTGCCCTATCAATAGTAGGATATACAGACTTGATCCACTCAACATAATCTTGAGGTCCCTTATCAGGATTCTCTTCCTGCCATCTCTTATGGTCAGCATACACTTGACTTAATACAGCATTATCTCTTTCCTGTATAAATCCTTGATATGCCTTTGTATACTGTCCAGCAGCTAACTTCTGACTCATTAACTCTGTATCTGTATCCTCAGCATATGCCTTCATAAAGTCTTCAATCATATTGACTCTATCAAGGTTTTTACTCGTCATATACTTTTCAGAAGTAATTAGATCATACCAAGAAGCTTGTACAGCATTAGACTTAGCCATCTTATCTTGAGCATCTGCCTGTTTCTTAATTTGAGCAGCAGCTTCTGCACCTCCAAGAATTGCCTTAAAAGGGTTCATCGGAGTATCTGAAGCAGCAGCTGCCTGTGCATTAAGTTGTTCTCTAACTGCTCCAGCTGATGCCTCAAGCACCCTCAAATCATCTCTTCCAAACATCATTCCAGTATCTGTTCCAGTATTTGGCATATATAAATAGCCTCCATTTCAAATTCGTCTTTTAAGGGGTCTAGCAGCCAATCTGACAGCGATTAGACCTCTAAGGGTATCCTAGGTACCCCTAAGGGTTAAAACAGCTCAGATCGCTTGCTAGAACATTTGTGGATACGGAGAGGTTGGTTGTTGAGTGTAGGTAGTATCACTTCCACCAAAGTCAAAGTAACTACCAAACATCTGTCCAAAGTTATAACCAATCTTTGCTCCACTTATTGCTCCACTTAGAATACTACCTGTGTAGTCTACTGAAGGAGCCTTAGCTGTCAATACACCAACCATCTCTTGATAAGCTTGAATTTGTCTATTATTAAGTTCATTCGTCTTATCATCCATTGTTTGAGTAACTTTATTGATAATTGATTTAGTTCCTCTATCAACTTTACTCAATGCTTTATTAGCACCTATATAAAGAGCTGCCATCTGTCTACCAGCTGTTTGACCCGAAGTTAGTCCTTCTGATTTAGCTTGTAGTTTTGAAGCTACATCTTGAATCTGGAGTTTAACCTCCCGATTTTTAGCGGCTCCTGCCCTTAGAGCTTCCCCTACAAGGTTCATGCTCATCTCTCTATTTGTAGCATTTGCAAGTAATATTGAGGCTTCAATAGCTGAATACTTATATTTAGCAGCTTTTTGTTGGGCCTCTACTTGCTCTTTGATTTGTTTTGCTCTGGCGTTGGCATCCCAAAGTCCTCCAAGAGCACCAAGACCAGCACCAACTAAGCCCCATATCATATGTATCCTTTCCTAATACCACCAAAGCTCATCTTGATGCCACTCCCCACCATATTGTTTAGTCTTTCTCACCAAGACTTTATTGTTGGGATCTGACATGATACGAATTGGTTTTACTCTATTTTGTGTAGTATCTCTTAATACCTTCCACATATCTTTATAGAATTTATTATTACGTTGCATAACAATCATCATATCAAATGGGAAGTCTACAAAGAAGTAACTAATCATAGCATCAAGATTACCCTCTTCATCATAATACAGAAGAGTTTCATGATCCCACATTTGATAACAGCTGATTGTGTCTTTACTCCTACCAGGTAGATGCCACTCTATAAGATCAATCATTTCTGGTAGTAACTCTGTTGTATACTCTCTCCTCATACTTAGCTCCTTATAATCTTTGATTTGGAGGTCTACTAGACGCTCCTTAGCCTACAATAATATATAGTGTTTGTGCATCAGGTGTAGCAATACCATCATATTCAGCCTGAGTAAGACTAATCATATTCCTCACCTGATCTGACCCTGAGACTACAGAAGTATCTGAGTCTACTGATCTTGCTACCTTTGTTCGTTCAACACTTGTAATAATCTCTCCACTACCCAGATCAATAATACCATCAAGGATTGTTTGATTACTATGTGTATGTCTTGCTGAAGTGTTAGAAGATACATCTAGGTTGTCAGATACACGAGACTCTGTGTAGTATAGATTGGTTAGACCTTCAGTTAAGTAATCAGTAGTTGAGGGAATATCTCCACTTTCTGCTTTACTATCCAATTCTGTTTGAAGATTATCTACATCTGATATTTGATGGGTATGTATATTATCAGCTTTAGTATCCAATGCTTGTTGAAGATCAGTCTGATTACTAAGTGTTCCTTGAATATCTCCCCAACTGACTGTAGTACCAGAGGGATCTCCAAAGATAAGTCCATCTTCTGTAGCATTTACTTTTACAAGCTTCCCTTGATGTCCAGAATAGTCAGGAGGAGTATCAAGAAGATCAGTAAAGTATTTACTTTCTCCTCCTCCACCTCCTCCTTCTTCTGATTTTTTACTCCAATGGTAAGAGGAGTAGTCAGTAGAGTCTATCCAACTAAAAGTACCATCTCCATTTGAATACCAAATTTTAACTGGGATGTCTTCCGGCTCTGTTGCATAACTATCTGCAGTCATCTTTTCAGCTTCAGCGTTCCAGGCCTCTTCCTGTGCTCTCTCTGCTGCCTCATTTGCTTCCTCTACAGCTGAAGGTACAAGAGTATCTCCAAATTCTTCATATGTAGTAGCTACTTCTACATGTATGTATACATCGTTAGGGGGTGGTGAATAGAATAGTACACCATTATCAATAACCTCCCAATGGTCTACAGACACTAAGTCTAAAGGTTCTGGGAGTTTTGATCCTCTTATGTATAAGTTATCTGGGTAAGACCAGGGTTTAGTATCATCTACAAGGTGATCACCACTTCCATCTACAGGAAGGGTGGAATCATAGAAGTATACATAAGGTCTACAAAACTCAGATGCTTTTATGTAGAAGTCAGGTAGGAAGCGTTTAGTTGTACCATCTGCTTTAAACAGTTTTTTTGAAATCATTAATATTGCTCCTAGGTTCTTAGACTTCGTTGGTGAAAGAGGGCTTCAACATTTGCTGTGGCCAACTCAAATCCTTTTGTGTTATCCTCTGAAGAAGACTTGAAAATAATTTCTGTCTTCTTGTTATCTCCAAGGATACTTACTTTTTCATCATTTGGGTAAATACGATATAGGTTAGGTATTTCATCCAACCAGTAAAGCGTATCATCCCAATACAGGGAATCATCCCATATATCTCCAAAGAAGTTATCTGAGGGCTCTTTTCCATGATCAATATTAGCCACAAGAGTTTCATACCAAGAGATGTTATTATCAATAGTATAAAGTATAGTACGTAACATATACCTTCCTCTCTTGGTACCTCTTGCTTGGGCATCTCTAAAGTAGAAGTTAGAGAACTTAATATAGGAATCATATGGAATAAGCTTAGTTTGACTTGGATAATAATCAATATAGTCTATAATAGATATATCTGCTGGGAGTTCAAGATCAATATGTCCTAAATCTCCTGATTCAAATAGTATATACAACCCATTATTGATAATATCCATATGAACTACTGGTATCTCAAACTCCCACTTATGGAAGGCATTTTGCAGTTCTTCTTCATTTCTTTCAAGAGTATTTAGTACAACAACTGTAGTAGGTTCATCTTTAAGTAAGAAGAATACATAACCTAATACATCGTGTCCAGCAATGGTTTTTACATTTTTGGAGATATACGAAGGAATATGTATAGATAAGTTCTCGGTATTAGTAATAGTATTATACTGTGTAGATAACTTATATGTGTAAATCTGTGAATAACCCCCAGAAATACTTGGAAAGTATACTTTATTGCCAATAGCTTTACCTGTAACATCTGTATTACAGCTATAGTTACTAAGAAGTCCTACTTCAGCTGCCTTTGGTGTTAAAGGCCCATCTTCAGCCTTCAAAGTAAATTGATTGTACTTACTGAAGATAAGGAGTTGATCTGATGTGGGGATAGCATAAGAAAGATTAGTTACATCTGTACCTGCTATACCTACATCAATAGGATCATCATCAAGAACTTCTTGAATTGTTTGAGGGAAGAATGTACCATAAGCCCCAATTTGAGATAATACAATACTATCTTCTGTAAGCACTCCAAGTCTATTTCTAAAGAAGAAGATATCCTTAATTGTATGCCCTACAAATGATGGGTCATGTAGTGGATCATCTCCTCCAGAAGTACGAGGTGTCCATTCAGATTCACCTGTAAGACCATCTCCTTGATCATTTACTCCCTGGTATGTATCAAATATAAATGATCCATCAGAAAGACGGTACAAGACATGTGGCATTGAATCAGGTAGTAGCTCAATAAACGAGTCTACTGCTGGTATTTCCTTCCAAGTCTTATTATTATGTATATATTGTAAGTAGTAATCATCAAATTGATTAGAGGTTCCACCAGATACTTTAACAATGAAGCCATCTAACTGAGGAGGAATCTCTGCTGGTAGTCTTGTTTGATCATCTATATTTTTCCATACACCTAAACTTGCTTCATTACCAAAGGTGTCTTCCCAGATCCAATAAGACTTGTCAAAGTTAGTATTATATGCAAAGGACTTCTCGTGTTTATCTGCAAAGGAATACTCAGGATACTTAGAGAATTCTTCTGCTATCTCAAAAGAAGTGGAGAGATTAATCTCGGGTACATTAGGTCTTGTATCTTTAGTACCAGTAACCCTTAAAGAGTTTAGAGCATAGGTATACCCCTGAGATAAACTTCCTGTTTCAATAGGGTCACTTTGAGCAGGACCAGGTACCTGTTTCTGTAGTTTAGTAACCAATGTGGTTTTCTTAATCCAATAGAAAGCCATATCTTCATACCCAGCTGAATCTTGACGCTTATCAGTAAAGGATACTTCAACATGTTTATTTACAATAAATGTATGATCTGCAATCGTAAGGGCAGCGAAAGAACTATATGCTTCCTGTCCAACAGAGAGAGTAAGGTATTTATCTCCTTCTTTCTTATAGAGAAGATTACCAGTATTAAGATCAATAACATAGAGTTCACCATTACCTGGTATGACTACAGCATATTGTTCTCCCAAAGTTCCCCTATCATAGAAGTATACAAAGGATTGATTAAGAAGAGCTTGAGGTAGATCAGTAATATAGTGTGTACCAATCAAAGGATTTCTTCTTAAGACTCCCCTCGATAAGGAAGGAATACAGTTAACCATCTCATCTACCTGAGATTCAAACCTTCCTTCTTCATACTGTTGAGATACCCCAGCAGATAGAGAATTTAAGGTGTGATTAACAAGTGCACCTTTATACATAGCCAAATCACACCTCCTTTAAGTGAAATTACGTCTGTTATCTACACGATACAAACCTTGTTTTAACCAAGCATTGGTTACTCTTGTAGTTACTTTGTTGTTTCTAAGTTTATAATCCTGAGTTTGAAGTTGAAGTCTCTCAAGATTGGTAAGAGCATCAAGTTCAGCTCTAGAATTGAACTGATCTGTTTCAGTAGCTCCAATAGTCCTCTCTTGAAACTTACGGGCACTTCTTGAAGCTATATACTCATATGCCTCAGGAGGGAGGAAATCATAATCTACCAACCAGATGATGTCAGCCTCAAGAGGTTGATCAATCCTGGTAGTCTGATTTTGTAGATCATAGATATACTTATTACGTAGTACATACTGATGTTTAAATTCAGTATTACCAAAGTCTACTCTAAGGGCATTTTGAGGGAGAGTAATAAATCCATCCTCATCAGGTACAAGCTTCATGTTATAGTCAGTATTAAAGAACCAACCTCTTGATAGCACCTCTACAGTTGTCTCATCTACTACTCTACTGGCAATATCTATATCAGTACCTATCTGGGTATCCTGAAGGATATACTCAGCAGGTAGAGGAGTCTCACCAATAGCGATAAGACATCTATTCACTAAGTCAAACTTAGATTTTGCATACATAAGATTTTCGTTTTGAATTGGCATTTAATTACTCCTTTTTAAGTAGGCTATCACTTTTTGCAATCCTGGGTCAACTAACTCTAAAGCCCCTAAATGCCTATTACAGCTTCTACACAACACACCTCTAAAGGCTGTAATATCTTTTGGCTTATTATGGTCGTGGTCATAACAAAGATCATGACTTGTACCACATATTTCACAAACAGGAGAACTGTTCATAGCATCTTCATATTCCTCAATAGTAATACCATACTGATATTTTAGTGTTCTTCGTCTAGCTATAATTTTAGCAGCCTCAGGATTTTCTTTATTCCACTTATCTACTCGTTTTTGATTACATTTTAGACACAAATCTCTTACACCATTTTCTCTTCTTTTATCTTTAGTAAAGATAGAGAAATCTTCAGATTCAATACCACAATCTCTACAAATCATTTTCCCTCCTTTATTTTGAACCTTAGTGAACCCCCCGAAGGAGGCTCTAAAGATCCATTTTATGGACTTTAATCGCTGTTCAGAATGACCATTCCTGTGGGATTGAGAGGCCCCATACCCAAGGCATAGAAGCTAGTCAACTGCCAGCCAAGCCGACGGAAGTCATAGTTTGCCTCACTACGGATATCCATAGCTTTAACAATACCAGCAACATCTTTGGTGAACATCAGAGCGATAAGATCAGGGTTAGTGGTCTTGTCAAGGTGATTGGTCCAACCAATAGAGAATCCAGCAACTTGACGGACCTTACCAGTATCAATACCACCATTATTGGAGGTATAATCAGCATTAACACCACGAGTAGACTGTACAATATTGTAGTAATCTTGAGGTGCAACAATTACAGCAGGCTCTGCAGATACATTCTTCTCGTTAAGAGCAGAGCGACCAGCAAAGAGGGCCTCTACAATAGCATTACCTTTCTCTTCTGCAGTAGTCGCAGCAGAGTATCCAGTAGCTACAATCGTAGTAGCAGCCTTCTGACCAGGCAGGGGAGTCATTGCAGGGACATCATTACCGAGCATTGCGAAAACTTCCTTATCAATTTTAGTTGCAAGGACTTCTCCACTTTGGAAGGCAAGTTCACCCCGTACTTCATACTGAGCAAGTTTCTCATCAAGAGTATCAAGGAAGTGGGAGTGGACAAAGCGAGTGTCAACAGTAATGGTGACTTCATCGTTGGCCAGAATAGAGCTAACAACTTCTTCACCTCTTACGTGGGTTTGAATGTCAGTCTCACTTGCTTGACCAGTAACGATAAACTGAGCAGTCTTACCTCCAGAAATCTCACGGTTCTTAATAAGGCCCATTCCAATGTTCTTCTCACGGAATGCCTTAATTACTTCTCCTGTGTACAGTTTCAAACTAGTACTTCGGGAGGCGTCCTTATTTGGTAGAGTAGGGATCATAGCAGCCATTTATATATCCTTTTATATTTAGCTTAGTGGTTTAGTAGTAATAATACTACAACAGCAGTTCATACAACCAAAGCTTTGAGTTGTCTTCTGGGGCATACCGTAGTATGTCTACCAGGAAGGCTCAACTGGAGGTAGGCAGGAGAGAGATACGGAGGACCTACCCCCAAGTGAACCCTCGAGGGGGTTCTTGTGTTCTTAAAATCTATAGCGATACCCAACAACTACTTTAGTGTCATTAAGTTTGTCATTATAGATTCCATCTACAAAGAAGTTCTTGTATTCAACTCCTCCACCTACAGCCCAACTATCAATGTTTTTACCTTTAGAGGTATTACATACTTGTCTGGTACTACAGCGTCTATAGGCACAGAAGGTTTCAGGAAGGTTGTATGTGTATTCCCATCCAAGAAGACCATAAACACCTACACCATTGGTGAACACATAACGAGGTTTAAGGTAGATACCTGCGGTGTCTCCTTCGCCAGTAAACTTGGAGGAGTATCGACCTTCAATACCGATGTTCTCTCCGTATTCTACACCAGCAAGGAGTACACCATAGAACTTTTCAGCATCTACAGTGTATCCAACACCTCCACCAAAGTAGGGAGTAAAGTCAGTAGTAGTAACCTCTACAGGTACAACAGGAGAGATACTCCCTCCAGCCATCAATCCAAAAGTCAGTCCAAGTGTCATAATAAGTTTTTTAATCATAGTTATCCTTTTAAGTTAAATAGGGTGGATAGCTGTAAGCTACCCCCCGAAGATGCCCCAACCATCTGTATTAGATGAAGCAAGTTTAGCCTCTACGGCAGCCACATAAGATTTATCCTTTCCGTATGCAGGATTAGAGATATCAGCAAGGAATTCAGATTCATTTGAGTACCCCTTGGAGGGTTTCCCAGGTGAACGACTACGAGTATGCAGATCAAGTGATTGATTAGTAGAGGCTTTGTATTCAATCCACAAAGCTTTAACCAATGCTTGTTGACCTTTAGTATTTGAAGAGGAGAGTGCTTCATTAAAAGCTTGAATATCATCTTCACTCTTCGTTTCCCTGGCCCAAGTAACAACCTCTTGTAGGTCTGTTTGAGAGAGACCAATAGGTTCAACTACTTTTTTAATAGCTTGTTGTTCTTGAAATTCTCTCCAGGCAATTTCCTGATCGACTACATCACGAGGGATACCTTTAGCTTCTAGGGCAGCGTAATCCTCGTCGGACAAACCACCTTGTTCATAATATTTCTGCTCAAAGCTTTTATACTCCTCAGGTGTAATAGGAACAGGTTCCTTCTCAGGCTCTTCGGGTTCTTCTGATGGGGTTTCCTCCTTCTTCTCATCTGGCTGTTTCTCTCCAAGTTTTTTCTCAAGCTCTTGATAGGCTTTAATAATCTCTTCAGGAGACTTATCTTTAAACTTTTCTGGAATCTCCACCTCAGACTGATCAGACGGCAGGATCACCTCCTTTCCTTCTTCAGTTGATTCAGGTAGTGTACCTTCCTCAGATTGAACTACAGTAGATACTTCCTCCTCGCTCAATACAACTGATTGGGCTTGTGACTCTACTCCTTGAGTTTCTTCTGTTTGACTCATCCCTTAGCTCCTTTATAGTTATGGTATTCTTTCCAACTCTTAAAGTCACAGCGATACTTAACACCTTCTTTACCTTTAGGTACAGGTGTTTGTTCCTTTACAGTTTTACTTTTAGGAGTATCACTTACTTTACGTTTAGGTGTTGCTTCAGCCATTTTGTGTTCCTTTGTTTGAATTTCTTGCACCTTCCTCTACAACTTTCCCTCCAGTTTGAAGGGCTTGTTGCATCGCTTGTTGTTGCATCATCATTTGTTGTTGTTGTTGTTGGATAGCCTGTATCTCTTCATCAGTACGTACAACTCCTGCTGGGTCCATCCCAAGAGAAGTAGCAAGTTGACTTAAGAATCCACTAATATTAAGATACTGACTCATCACCTCAGGTCCAAGTTGAGCAATAGTCTGGACCATTACATTAAGATTTTGGTAATCTCTTTCTCTACTAATAGCTGTAATTCCAGTTGTAATCGTAGGAGTAGTAAACTTAAGTACATCAGGCATCATCTCTTGAAGTACAAGAGTAATAAGAGGTTTTTGAAACTCAGCAGCCAATACAGAGTATACACCACCAAGAGTAGCCTCTAGTTCTGCTGCCACTTGACGTACCTCAGTTGCGGTAGTCCTTTCTGAATCTCTAATTTGCCCTCCAAGCATAAGAAAGGCTCTTGCCAATCTTTGCTCCAATTGTTGGATAAGTGTCATAGCAACTTGATAGTCACCTGCTTTCTGAATCTGTAGGGTAGATATTTCTCTTTCAAGATCACCTAATACAAACTCACCATTTGAGGCGTTATTCAGGTCTTCAACTTTAAGGGTTGATCCAGGTCTAACCCCGAAGAGGGTAAGAGCAGAGATACCAGCACCTTCTACAATAGATTGGGTCAAGCCTTCTAAACTTCTAAGGTCTCCAAGATATTGTTGTACATGTCCTCTACCATAATCTTCACTATTGATGGTTGTCCACCTAAGGAAGATGTAGGGGAGTTTATCTTTAGTATATGTCTTTACTGTATCTTCAAGTACATACTTATTAATTTCCTGCCATACAGTAAAAGAGTTATTATTAGTACGTAGAATAAAGGTATAGATATCTACTTCTTTATTCTCGGATTGCTCCTCATTGGTGTTCTCATCTACTGCTTCTTCAATCTTCTCCTGAACATCTTGAGGGAGAGCATTAAAACCTATTCTCTCTTTGATTGCAGCAGTAAGTATATTACCTACATAGTCTCTTTGAACGACATATTGATAGGGAGCAAATACTTTGAAACTACCATTAGGTACTTTGTACATACCCACATTACCTGTAACAATAAGGTACTTCAATGCTTCAAATACAGGTATCCTCAAAGCTTTCTCATTGATGTATTGTACAACATCCTGTTCAAGTTTAGAGAGTTCTTTATCAAGTTGTTTAAGTTCTTCCTCTGAAAGATCCGTTACTTCTTCATCATCGGGTAGGAGTCTAAAGAATACACCAGTAGGAGGAAGAAGAGCAAGTAGTAGTTTACTGGCAAGGGCATTAACAGAGGCAGGTCCTATTGAGTTATAAGGAGTAGGTAGTTGTTCCTGTATGTCACTACCTGAAGAGATCCCGGGAGGATACAGGTAAGGAAGAGTCAGTTCAGAGGCATCTTCCCAATCCTGATCAAACTCTGATCGTTCCTTCTCATATTGTTCATACCAGGTTTTGGCATATCCAAACTCTTCAATGAGTTTTCTTACTTTAGGTGATTGTAGTTCTATATTCAATTAATGCCTCCTTAAAGTTTTAGTCCTCTAGCTGCTCCTACTTTAGTTGTTGGCAGAATAGTAGGACCTTCTGTAGGCATCTGGGATGTTTGTTCCTGATCCTTAATCTCCTGGGGCACATTTGTATAGTCCCCCAAGTCTTGAATCTCTGTAGGATCAGGCTGATCAGTATAAGGATCATCAGCTACATAGTATTGTTGTGGTTCATATTTTCCTCCACCCATCTAATTTCCTTTCAAAGTAAAAGACCTCTAGGCACTGCGCCTGTAGTCAACATTGTATTAGCAACTTGATTGATACCACTCCAGTCAAGTGGTATAATACTTACCGGATTGCCCGCAGGTGTTCCTTCAGGATTGTATCTATTACGTCTTTCCCACCTAGCAAGTTTTTTATAATTCTCAGGATTAGTATATTCACCAACACCTACAGGAATCTGTAGATTTCCATCTAAAACAGCCATTACTGGATTAGTTGGTATATACTCATAACCCTCATAACCAGGTTTTTCCACATCAAAACCAGCCATTACATATCCTTATACATTCACACCTGTAGACCCTGGTGTTTTAGTTGTTGATTTCCTGGATTTAAGAGGAATTCTAAGTCCTCTTGTTCCTTCCCTCTTTCTGGCTACTGCCTCTTCTCTTGTCTTGGTTTCATCTTCAGTCAATGTTGCACCACTTCCTTCAGCGATATCTCCAACACTTGAAGTTGTCTGCATCGGTCTAATTGGAGCAGGACTACTGCTACCTTTTCCACCACCACCCATTAAATATCCTTTATTTGAAATAGTTCTTTAATATAGTAGATCACATCTTGTTGACCTACACCTCTGCCAAGTTCAAACATACTTAACTCTTGAAGAGGAAATTTGTTTGGGTATCTCTCTTCAAGTTTAGTAAGTAAGTAGTTAATATTCAGTTCTTCTTCAGACTTAAGAATAGTTATTGACCCGATACCATCGGAAGATGCCATCATTGTATTATTATCATTATTCTTCAATTTTTTCAATAACCACCTCACTTTCACCTTCAATAATAGGAATGATTCTCTCCTCAAAGAGTTCAGCCGGTGTCTTAACCTCCGTATCTTCCAGAGAGCCTGACTTCTTGGCCATAATATAGCTGGCTACAATCATCAATAAGAAGTCTACGTCAATCAGGTTATTAGTAATACAACCTACTTCACCTAGAAGATCTACGATAGTAGACAGCTTTTTCTCCAAGAGTACTCCTCTCTGTACCCCCGGGGGGTTAATCACAGAGTCACACTCTGTATATTCAGATACACCATAAGCAATATCTGTAAGCATACCATTTGAAGTATACTCTTTCTGTTCCTCTTGTTGGTTACTATTCATTTATCCTCCTTAAGTTTAATATAGATATTGGGGAGTAGTAGTATTATATACTACTCCCCTCCTCATAAGTTATTATATACAATAGTAATAATATTAGTAATTATACTAAACTATATTAACATATACTACACTATAATATTAGTAATTATATTAGTAGTATAATATATAATATATTAGTATCTAACTAACTAAGTAGTAAATATTGATTAACCCCCCCGCCCTTTTAGGGCAAGTAAAACAATACAACATTACACCTCTTCTGTGTCCCCATTTTATGGTGTCCCACAAGGGTTATGACTCTTCATTTTCAAACCCCTTGTTATTATAATGTGGACAGACACATTTTAATTCACAATAATTATCACACATCCACTCTACAGGACAATCTACTTTTTCCATACTAATATTATCAATTCTATCTTTCACATATTCTTCTACTTCTGTATCTGACATAAGGGGTAGATCAATTCTAAATGTCCTTGGAAGGTCTCTATCTCGTTGTGTCCAACCAACGACCAATACCTCAATTGATCCAATAGGATTTACATTATATCCCTGTTGTCGTAGAAGATAAGCATACACGCTAAGCTGCTTAAGAAACTTATCTGTATCTTCCCCATTAAATGCCTTCTTAGCAGGGAAAGCCTTCATAGTCTTAAGGTCATAAATCTTACAAGTATCAGGTTCTTCCCATACAAGTAAGTCTGCTGTACCTCCAACACTATATCCCGCTATTTCCCCTTCTAATTTAACTTCTGTTGTTACGGGTAGGTCTGACTCCTTTAAAGCTTTTTCAAACCTTTCGTGTATTGCTGTACCAATAACTGAATCAATTTTGCTTTCTAAACTCAAACAATTCTCCTCAGGATATTTTTCCTTAAGAGCTGCCCAATACCTTGGTTTCTCTAGACCTGTAACACCGTGTGTGCCCTGTCCTTCATATGTATCAAAACCAAGAAATTCCTCCATAATAGTGTCAATACCACTATATACATTATGTGCTTTATCAGCTTTCATTCTCTCTCCTTTTATCTTTGTGCATCTTCTTAAGATTTTCTGTATTAGTCAACCATTGACAATTCTCTGGGCTATATCCTTTATTTGGGTCAATCCTATCAATACATAGTCCTTCTTTATACCCAGATTTATATGCCCACTCTTTAAATGCTAAGAAACTCTCTTCCCACTCATCACATAGTTTTACTCCTTTATTATAATACCATTTTTTAAGATGAGAGTTTGGGTTATTACAACGATATTTCATACTAGCCCATTTTCTAAATAAAACAGTATTTGATTCTCCGTGTATAGTTACTGCTTGTATTCGTTTCTTTTTAGCACACTCTTTGCATGTTTTTTGTTTTAAGCCTGCATCTTTTCGTACTTCTACAATTGACCCACATGTTGGGCACTCAAACAATGCCCACATATACCTTCTTTTTCCATTAGATTTAAGAGTGGTAGTTTGGATTAACTTCATTTACTCTCCTCTTTCCATATCATATATTCCAAATAATGGATAGCCTTTTTAAGGTCTTCCACACCATTCTTATTCTTGTATCTTGTTACATACTTAATAACATTACCTTGAAAGTAATCAAGGTTGTTAGCCTCAATATACTCCCAGGGTTGTATCTGTACTTGATAGTGTTCACCTCCTACTTGGTTATCGTACGGGACACATTCCTGAGGCACACTCTTGGTCTTCCAACTCATCAAACCCTCCTATGTTGTCAATGTTTACTGGTTTAAGTTTAGATACATACTCATCATATGTCTCTTTTGTTACTACCTCCTGTGGAAGATATAGATATCCCAAGTCTTGAGCTGTCTTTGAGGGATCAGCACGATACAGGAAAGATACCCCTACATAGATATCCCAATTTTCTAAAATCCAGTCTACAATCTCATCTACCTCTTCAGGTGAATAAGATACTGTAATACTGGTATTTTGTTGGTTATAATACATTTGTAGTTTCTTGTATCTTTCCAACTGATCTACTGCACTCTCTGTATTAATCTCTACAAGACTCCCATCTGGTCTCTTAACTTTAGTAAACTCTACTTGTTCCCAGGCAACAGGAAAAGTTACAAGGATACCTTCGGGATCATTTGGGTTTTCAAATACACGATACCCTGCTTCTTTAAGCTTGGGGACAAGTGGATCATGTTTACCAAAGTTTACATTATTAAAGATATACTTTCCAAGTGGTCTGTGTATTCCTTCAGTGGTATCCATAATCTTACTAAGTGTACCTGAAGGTTTAACGGTTGTTACATTCTTGGGTCTTTGTGTCCCTAACTCATCAGCCATACCATAAGCTGCCACAACAGCTTCTCTTTGTAGTTGACTATAATCGTACTCTGTTAGATCATCTCTTGTAGCAATACCTGTAATACCTACACCACACAGTCTAAGAAATTCATTATTCAAATGCCAGGCCTCTTGAAGGATACCATCTCTAAGGTCTACTGCTGTCTGTCTATAGTTAGCTCTAGCTGCCAACCTAATAGCCTTAAGGAGTCCTACTGTATCTCCTCTAAATTTACCTACATCCAACTCAGTAAGGTTACAGAATGTTTTATTCCCCAGGAGGATCTCAACACAAGGATTACTTCCTTTAAACCAAGAGGCTCTCTTAGTAGCTGTCTGTGCATTGACAAATCCAGGTTCACTTCCTCCTGCTTCCTCCATAAGAGTAAAGATTTCTTTTAGTTCTTCTTTAGTTGGCTTTTGATGAAACACCAAAGAGTTATTAGACTGTACTCTTTGTTCATTTCCTGTAAGCCACCAATCTTTTTTAGCTACAGCAAAGTCCTTCCATTCTGCCTCTCCATAATCAAACAAAGCAATTTCAGCACTACGTCTACTACTAAGTATTGTTCCCAACCAATTGACAATATCAAGGATATCCATTTTAGTCAAGAGCTGTCCTGCTCTTTTGTTGAGGATTTCAGCAATAGCCCTGTAGGCTTTATTAATGGCGGTATCCCCTGAGCTAATCCATCCATATCCTTTGAGTCTGATACCTGCTGGTCTGATCTCTGAGAAGTCAAAAACCAGGGTGGTAACATCATACTTTCCTGCAAGGAGCTTACCAATACTCTTTGCCCATGCCTCTGCCGAGTCTCCCACTTTGATTGTCCATACTCCATCTTTGACCCACTCTTCATTCTCTTCCTTACCTCTTTCATCTACTCCTCTTGTAGATCTGATAGATTTAATCTCCGGGATAGGTTTCATAAAACCTGTAAGACTTCCCACTACAGGTTTAAAGCCTACACCACAACCTTGAAGTAGTAGCCACAATACATCTACTACATCATATACTGTCTCTACCTGGGTAAAACTACAGTTAAACTGAGAGGCTTCTCTACTCTTTGCTACTCCTGTGCCTCCCAACCAAAGCGTCCTACCAGATGTAGTAATCTTTCTCTCCAACATAAGTTCTTGTAGTTGATCCAACTCTTCATACTCATATGGTTCAAGAATATCTACACCCTTAGCTCTTACCCACAACCAGTGTTGATGATTAATAACTCTCTCTACTGTATCCTCCCAAGATTCAAACTCTGTTCCTTCCTCATTTAATGGCCTATTATAAGTCCTACGAGTGATTACTTGTGCTCTTGTACTTGGTGTATATTTCAAATTCTCCCCTCCTCTACTACTTCTTTAAGAACTTCAATTACTTCATAACAGTTCAATTGTTTATATACATTAGTAGGGAAGTACCCCATTGCAATCAACATAGGGGCCAATACATCTTCAGTAAAATCTACCAATGTAGCATCCTCATCAAAGGTCATACTAATCTTAGTCCCATAATATTCAATATTAATCTTTCCATTTTTAGGTCGCATACATCCTCCTATTTATATCATTTGTAATCCTATCAATTTCAGGATAGGTCATTGCTGGCCCTCTAAGTGTGTTGCCTAAAAGGCAATACCCGAGACCAGCTATTGCTGGGCCTCTAAGGGGTCTTAAATCCATTTTCTTTTCTTCCGAAGGGTAGGGGTAGGGTGACCACCTAAAGTGGCTCAGATTGGCTCCTATAACATATTTCTTACTCTTGTATACAATCCGAGAACAGGAATTTATGTTCATCTGGTACCTCCATATAGATACGTAATGCTAATGTTTGAATCTCTTCAAGTGCAGCTCTTGATGTTCTCAACTCAAGGAAGTTTCTGAGTGACCTTGCATTGATTGTCCATACAAGAGAAGTTTTGTAGGCCTCCGGTAGACAATACTTTATCTTATCATTAGCAATGCTTCTCTTAGACATTATATATTGTATTGTCTGTAATGCTACAATGTTAGCCTCATCCACCTCATAATCACCAGAAGACACAAGAAAATCACTAACAGTTTCAGCATTTTGTAGTTCCTTTAATGTATACCTTGTTGACTTTACACTTAGACTTGCCATCCTGTGTCTTGCCAACTCTTGAAGACAAGCTCTGGATATACCATCAATATCAAATGTGTATACTAAGTGTTCAAGAGTACTTGCATGTTTATTCTTGATACCTACTCTATACATCCTCTCAATCATATGATCTTGATCTTTACTTGGTTTGTCCCAACACTTGGAGATAGCTAAGTCTGCTACCTCAAGTGGACTTGCGTTTAGTAGTTTTACTTTTAGTTGTTCCATCTAAATATTCCTTCCACTGCTCTGCCATAGCTTTTGCTATTCCTTTATATGTTTTACTTCTAAGTTTACTTCTTTCCTTAGAGGGGGGCATCTTATGTATTCTTGCCTCTCTTCCTTCTACTATATTTGTTGGAGTAAGTGGTGGTAATTTATGTAACCATAAACAGGTAGCCTTTGTTTCCCCATGCCCAAACATCCAGGGTTGAATTATCTGATCAGGTTTTCTGTAGTGTGTACTCATAATACCAATAGGGTTTTCAATCATCCAGGGACACGATAGCTTAGTAAACTCCATAAAGAACTTAATAGCTTCCTCCTGTCTACCATCTTTTTGTTTTTCTTTAAACCATCTTGCCCCACTTGATGCTAGATGTGTACAGGGAGGAAAGGCTAATACACCATCCCATTGTCTTTGTAATTGTACTAACACATCTCCTTGAATATGCCACTCAGGATAACCCCCGGAACACTCTTGTATATCACAAGAGTATGCCTCAATTCCTATCCTTCTTAATTCTATTGTTACTGCTTGACTTTCTTCGCAAGCTACCAGTACTGCCATATTTCTCTCCTCGTTTCTTTTGTACTTCCTCCTCTATCTCTTCTTTCGTGGGCTTAGAGACTCCCTTTTCCTTGAGCACATCAAGTGCATCCTGTAGTTCAAATAAATTTATATCCATCTGCATGGGACCCTTCTCCTCTGTCGATTTGCCCATCTGCATGGGACCCTTCTCCTCTGTCGATTTGCCCATTAATGGGTTTCCTTCCAATTGTTTCCAATTCTAGCTTCTCCTTCCATCTTAATCCTCATACCTATCTGTTCACCTACATCTACAAAGGTCTGTTCAAGTATCTCCTTTACTTCTTCTGCCTGGTCCTCCTTTACCTCTACCTGTACCTCATCATGGATGTTACCAACGAAATGTGCATCAAAATTTTTCAACCTTTTTTCGGCTTCAATCAAGAAGTACTTCATATAGTATGCACCTGTAGATTGAAGTAAGGTGTTTAATGCACTATGTTGACTACGTACATATAGTCTCCTACCTGAAATACCTTTTAAGTATCCTCTCTTAGCTGCTCTTTGTACACCTTCAATCAACTGTTTAAGACCTCTAACCTTTCTTGTAAAGGTCCTCTTTAAGGCTGCTCCAGCTGTTTTATCTTTATTAATAATACGACCAATCTTCATATCGCCTGCGCCGTAAAGGAAGGCGTAAATAAAAGTCTTAGCATCATCTCTAGTAGGTAATCCCGCTGCTTCCTGGTTGGCAGTATGAATATCTTCAGTTAAGAGTTTATTTCCATACTCCCCCTTATCGTATCTCGCCAGGAAATGCGAGAGTGTTCTAAGTTCTAGACCAGAAGCATCTGCCCCAACAAGTTTATATCCTTGTTTAACTGTAAAGAGTTCCCTTGCTTCTTTACCCTTATAGGCTCTAACACTAGGTACTTGAGCAAGGTTAGGATTATTATGTGTAAACCTCCCTGTTACTGTACCCAGTATGTCAGCTCCTCCATGAAGTCTAAAGTAGCCATCCGGGTGTTTTCTTACCAGTTTCAACCAAGCTTTAGGTCCTTCTGCAAGTTGTCCAAGTAGTTTTTGTACTTCTATGTAGTGTAGTAATGGTTGTGCCCAATCTTCCTCCTCAAAGAGTTCCTTGAGTGTCTCAGCATCTGTCTTTGGTGTTCCCTTCTCAGTTAAGGGCCAAAGTGCCCCATCATACCAACCAAGGCGAGTACACCAAGTATATATATGATGCCCAGAACCAGGATTAAAATCACTAAGTCGAATTGGCTGATTTGGTCCAACTGTTTGGACACCCAGGCGCTTAAATGGTTTTTTTGGTTCTCTAACTTTACCAAAAGGTAATAGTAATGGTTTAAAAACCTGTCCCAAAGTTTTTGAAGCTTCATCTAACTCCTTTATTAGTTCTATGTGTAGTTTATGTGCTTTATCAACATCAAATACCCATCCTCTGTACTCTTGATGGGCAATAATACGCTGAACCTCTTGTTCTAACTCCAATGCTTCTCTTGATAACCAACTTGAAGTCTTTCTGAGTAGGTGTGTATACAACTTAGCTGTTACTTCAACATCTCTCTTACAATACTCCTCCATTTCAGGTGAATACTGAGACCAATCGTTGTGTTCCCCCTTAGGGAAGCCTAATCTTTCCCCGTATGCTTCCAATGAGTGTTTAAAACTCTTATCTTTATCATAGTATGCCAACTTTCCAAGGAGAAGTGTATCAATAATAGGTACTGTTACTTTTTTATTGGTTAGTTTCTCTAATACTGGTATATCAAAAGCCACACCATTATGGAATACAACCATATCACACGTATTCAAAGCATCCACCATTTCTTCTGGAGTATAGTATACCTCAAACTTTTTGGTCTCTTTAATTAATAACACACCTACCCAAAAGTTTTTGACATCTAGATATAATCCGTCTGTTTCTATGTCGGCAAATGCTGTTCTAGCCATTTAATCCCCTCTTTTAAGATATCAATATTATCTCTTGCACCTCCTAACATCCTATTACAGTGCATACATAGAAGTCCTCTAACATACATTTCACCTCCTTCTTCTCTCGTATGACAATGATCTACGTGCGTATGCTGCCCCCATATGTCTTTTAAAGGCTCCTTACATATTCCACATTTACCATCCTGCTCATAGTACATATTAATTTTATCATCAATAGTCATTCCATATTTTTTAAGAGTATATTTATATGCCGCTCTCCTATGTGCCTCTCGTGTATCTTTATTATTATGATATCGTTCGAGATTTGCTTTATTAACACACTCCTTACAATGTA